AAGTCCGATTAAAGACTGCCGACCTTATGGCGTGGAGGGCGAGGAAGCACTTCACCCAAGTCGAGGCCGCAGCCTTTATCGGAGTGTCAAAGCAGACGTATCACAACGCCGAACATGGTCGCACTTTGCTGTTGCTGAGTGCTGCCAGCATTGCGAAGGCGATACGTGTACCACTGGACCAGTTAAAAGAACGATAGCGGGAAACGGGGCGAGCTTGCAGGCGCGCATCGATTCCCACCGTAATTAATTAACCATGATGTCGGACTTCATCAGTACAGGACCAGAGGAGCAAGACGAGATGCAAACCGGCGCGGTAATCCGCCCCGAGGAACCTCGCACACTGGCCCCCGCAGACTGGACTGTTCAGTCGCACGGCTGATGAAGACGATGAAGACACACCCCGTGATCGGTCAGACGAATATTGGCGAATGATCGACCAGAAACTAGCGGAGTGGAAAGAAAGGGAAAGATGATAACGCCAGAACTAAACACCGTGATCGAATATGTATGTGCGGCCGGTAGCATTGTGGGCGCCGCAATCGTTGTCATTCTGTTGACTAGCGCGTATCTGGCGCTGAAAGGATCGAAATGACTAGAGAGCGACTGTACGGTGATGTAATCCCTTTAATAATAATCGCATTGCTTCTGATTAATCTCATAGTGGAGATAAGAAGATAATGGCGGCCTACCTTAGCGTCGACAATCGCGACATGCGCGAAGTCGACAATTACCAGCAAGCGCGCATCGAGGCATTACAGAAAGCCGTGCGCGACCTCATTCGCGAAAATGCCGAACTGAAACTCATCATTGCTGAGTTCGATACGAAATGGGTTGAAAGGCGCTGCATATGAACAAATTAGATGAAGAGTTTCGCACTGCCGACCAGGCTCTAACGATTATTGAAGGGCTTGCGCGCTGTATCGCCATCGATCCGTTCGGCGGCAATGCCAATGTGAGCCGCGCGCGACACATTCAACGCAAGATCCGAGAACTTCGCAAGCAACTGCGGGACGTATTCAAAGTCGACACCGATCGCAATGCCCACATCGGCGCAGTCCGCGAAATGTTGACCTGCGAGGAAGTCGGACAAGAAACCGGCCGCGAGATATGGGAAAGGAATTCAAAACTGTGAGCGAACACACCCCTGGACCCTGGACCGTTACCAATGCCGACCACATCGGCGATCCGAAGGAAGATGATTTCTCGTACTTGCCTCCCTATTGGTTTATCGATGCAGGTAAAGGATATGCGGAAGATGGCTTTCATATCGCGGCCTTTATGAAAGAGGCCAACGCCCGCCTAATCGCGGCCGCGCCGGAACTGCTGGAGGCGCTGAAACTGAACATGGAAGGCGCACATTGTCAAGCCCCACTTTTTGCATCACCGAATTATCAAGGCGGAAAACCGTGCGGCAAATGCGTTGTGTGCATGGCACTCGCTGCAATCGCCAAAGCGGAGGGCAAATGAGCGATCACACACAAGTAAGCACAGCACTCGAAAGAATCGAACAGCCCCGCAGCCTGATTGAGGTCATTGCGCAGGCCGTTCTCGATCCGCGCTTGGATGTAGAGAAGATGTCCAAGTTGCTGGACATGCAGGAACGTATTCTTGAACAAGAACGGCGCCAGCAGTTCGCGGAGGCATTAGCGCAGTTACAGGCCCGCGTTCCACAGATCGACAAGCACGGCGCAATCACGGACAATTCCGGCAAGGTCCGGAACAAATATGCGAAGTATGAAGACATCGACATTGTTCTGCGGCCGATGCTTTCCGATGCCGGATTCGCCCTGACGTTCAATGAGGAAGATGCGACTGCGGCCGGCCGACGCTATTCCTGCACATTGCTACATCGTGGCGGGCATTCCGTTACAAAGTATCTGACCTTGCCACTGGATAGCAGCGGGAGCAAGAACGGCATCCAAGGCGCAGGTTCGAGCTTTTCCTACGCGCGCCGCTATCTGTTGAAGGCGCATCTTAACCTTGTGGAAAAGGGCGAAGACCTCGACGGCAATGACCCGACTCTTGTGTCTCTTGACCAGGCGACCGCAATCCGCGACCTCATCAAAGAAACTGGATCAAATGAAAAGACCTTCCTCGAATTGATCGCAGGCGTGGATTCCATTGAGGCAATCCAGGCGCGCGATTACAAGCGCGTTATGAATGCACTGGAAACCAAGAGGCGCTCAAAACGATGAAGGTTCACGACTGCCAGCAAGGGACGACCGAATGGCTTTACCTGCGCGCCGGCATACCGACCGCGTCCGAGTTCGAGAATATCCTGACGCGCAAAGGCAGTAAGTCGGAATCCCGCGAGCGGTATAAGCTCACACTTCTAGCCGAGCGACTGATGGAACATCCATGCCAGGAATTCGTTTCCAACTGGATGCAGCGCGGCAAAGATGAAGAGGCCCGCGCAGCCGCCTTCTATGAATTTCAGCGCGAGGCGAAAATAGTGCGCGTCGGATTCATAACGGACGATGACGAAACCCGAGGCTGTTCACCTGATGGCCTGGTCGGCGCTGACGGGCTGGTCGAAATCAAATCGCCTTCTGAATGGGTACATGTCGGCTATCTGATGCGTAGCGGTAAGGCTTACGATAAATATATGGTGCAAGTCCAGGGTCAATTACTTATCTGCGAAGACCGCCAATGGGTTGACGTGATGAGCTATCACCCCGAAATGCCAGAGGCGCTAATCCGCATCGAACGCGATCTGAAGTACCTGGCGCTACTCGACGAAGCGGTTTCCGAGTTCTGCCATGAACTTGAAAGCGATTGGGCGCGCATTGTGGCCGATGGTTGGGCATCGCGCACGTCAAAACCTGTAAAGCTGTCGATGCAAAACGAACTCATGCGCGCAATGAAAGAAAGCCTGATAGCAATTAGAACTGACGCCTAAGCGCGTCGAGCGGGAGTTGATGACTAAAAAAGGAGAAGGAGAATCAATGGCAAAGAAGGAACGAGCAGTAGTAGTAACAACCGCACATCGCGGCGTGTTTTTTGGATATGCAACGGATACTGACGGCGAAACGATTTCACTGAAACGGGCGCGGCTGTGCCTATATTGGTCGGCTGATTTGCGCGGCTTTATGGGACTTGCGTCGATGGGTCCGAATGGCGGCTGCAAGATCGGCGCAACGGCTGATATTACCTTGCGCAGCATTACGGCAGTAATGGAAGTTACACCCGACGCGGAGGCGAAGTGGCTAGCGGCGAAGTAATTCTCCTTTGCGGTACATTGCCGGATTTCACGAAGACAAGCTACGGCGACGGCTCCGGCTACGGCTACGGCGACGGCTCCGGCTCCGGCTACGGCGACGGCTACGGCTACGGCGATGGCGACGGCGACGGCTACGGCGACGGCTCCGGCTACGGCTCCGGATCCGGCTACGGCGACGGCTACGGCGACGGCTACGGCGACGGCGACGGCGACGGCTACGGCTACGGCGAAAAAGACTATATCGCCGCCTTCGCCGCGAGCAAGAAGATCTGGTCTGAGTCGCAAAAGCAAAGATTAGCCGAACTTGAGAAATCTGCCGACGCTATCGCGTTCTGGAAATCGGACGCGAATGGTTTACCCGCTAATGGTGGAAGTAGTAATAAAGCCGCAGCGCCAGGACTCATTGAAGAAATCGAAGGACCGCTTAAGATCTGCACGCGCAAGGCCCTGCACGCGACCATGAAACCCGACAAATGGGATGGCGCTCGGCTCTGGGTCGTTGCGCTATTCGGTCAGGTTCAATGGCAAGGCGACAAATGCGCCGCCCTGAAGCGCGAAATTATAGGCGAAATCAAGAAGAGCGGGAGGGGTGAGTGAGCGAATTAACCGACCTAATTGAGAAGCTGAAGAAGTTGCGCGAGGCGGGTGAACGTGGCCCTGTCGATGGGTCTGCGCGTGGCACATTCATCGTGGCAGCCGCTAACGATGCCATTCCCCTTCTCACCGCCTGCCAGTCCGAAATCAAGCGGCTAGAGCGGCAACTGGAGGCGACTACGCAGCTTATGTGGGAGTGCTGGCAAGTCGTTCGCGGCGACATGAGCGAATCGCCCGGAGCCACAGAGCAATTAACACCGCTTAACCAGCGTGTTGAAGACTACTTCGCCCAGTCGCAGAAAGGCTAAAAATGAATGACTATTGTGCATATCCCGATTGCTCGCTGAGTTTTCAGCATATTCATTTCGATAACTCCAACGCAAAGGGTGCAATAGTGGAAGGTGTATTCGCAACCGGTTCATGTTATAACCCATCGCATGCCGCCCTGGAATCCCAACTCGCCGCAGCGCAGACCGCTTTAGAGATTGAGCGTTCTAATTACAATGAAAGGTTTCGTGAATGCGAGGGATTGAGGCGAGACATCGGCGTTCATTTCGACCGTATTACCGGGCTAGAACGGCAACTTGCCGCCCATGTCCAGACGATACGAGAGCGAGAGGCCAGCTTGCTTCAATGGGTAGAAGCTAACAAGTGGCTTCGCGCTCAACTCGAAAATGCAGAGGGAGAATTGCAGGACCGAGAGGCTGATTTACGAGAGCGGGATGAGCAACTGGCGGAAGTCGAGAAACATTCGGAGATTAGGCGCGGCTATCTTGACCAGATTTGTCGCGAGCTAGGAACATTCACGGAATGGCCCGACCAGCTTGAGGCGATAAGACGCTTAAAAGAGCAACTGGCGAAGATGCGGGAGGCGCTGGCGGCGTCCAAAGTTGGAGTCGAGCGTATCCGCCGTTATGCGACAAACAAGCGGACATTGCGAGTCGAAATCGCACAGGAGGCTTTAGTAATTAGCCGCACCATCGACGCCGCTCTCGCTAAGCCAACCGCTGAGAAGGAGGAGTGATATACTTCCGCCCCATGAAACGAATCGGCCTCTGGATCGGCATTATATGTGTCTGGCTTATTTCCGCGCCCTTAGTATTCCTCCGCAAAAATATAGACCGCCCCATAGAATAACCCTCAGAATGCCGGCGGAAAATACTGACCAGCCGCAAAGACCGTAATATCCGCAAGCGAGTAGAACGTGGAAGGCGAGTTCTGGTTATTATATTCGGTCGTCATCCAATCTTGAGTTTCCGCGACATTTGTTATTCGGAATTCGTCAATGTCCACATTTGCGAAAGCATTCGCACTTTCATCCCATCCCAGTGCGCTAGTAACGCCGGTCGTGCTCCATATTGCGTTTAGGCTGTTGGTTGATGCTACAGTCGAGGCGTTTACCTGTAGAACGGTAAAGCTACCATTTTGCCAAGTTACGGTTATTTTGTACCACGTTCCCGACGAGATCCCCGATTCGGTCCAATTGGCCCGCTTGTCGTTGCCGTTGTCGTACCATCCGAAATACCAGTGTCCATCGCTGTAAGGTTGCATTTCGAACAGACGAAGAGGCGAGGCGTTATATACGCCGAAGGCGATGCGGTTATTGGCGCTTCCGACATTCGGTTTCCACCAGCATGTAGCCGTGCCGTCCGTCTGCGGGATTTGCAGACCGCTTTTCGTTACCTTCGCATTCGTGCCGTTGAAGTGCATCGCGCCGTAGACTTGACCCGAACTTGCTGTCGCGTTGGAGTTTGTAAAGTTGTTGGCGTTTGAAGTGGAATCATTGACATTGATCGTCGTGCCATCCCCACCGTGTAGGACGCACTTATACTTTGAGGCCCATGTTCCCGTTATGTTTCCCTGGAACGTCGAAATGCTGCTATCTCCGTAACCGATATAAAACACCTTGTCCGTGGAATGCGTCAGAGTCGGAATACGGACGTGCGCCACAAGCAGGCCGCTAGTGGCGTCATATTTTTCTACTTCGTAGTCGAGCTTGTTTACAAGACTGGCATCCGAACAGAACACGATGTCATATCCGTTTGAGTTCTGAACGCGCCCGCCATTGGCAACCGTCTTGAAATGCGCGACGGTGCTATTGAATAGCATCGGGAAATCGGTCGAATCGGCACTAGCGCACTTCGTATGATCCACCGTAACCGTTTTTGCGTAACTGAATGCCATTAGCTCTCCAGAAGTAGGCGCGTTGCGGTGACCGTGATCGTGTGTGATGCGCCTGATAGATTCATGACGTTGTAATAAATTGTGGAAACGACGCTCCCGTCCATGTTTTGACAGATTGCGGACGGTTGCATGTAGAAGGTCAATGTGTCGCTAGAATTCATTACAACGTCCAGGAGCAGATTTGTATTTGTTGTCGGCTGTGTCGTTGGTGCTCTCGAAAGGTCGGCATCGCGGCCCGCTGAAGTGCTATAGAAACGGACGCGACAAAATTGGTCGGCGACGAGTTTGTAAACGAGAGAGGACTTCCCAAGACTAAAACTCGACGATTCGGTCGCTTGGTCCGCGAGGCTTGCTGTAGTTAACGCCGCCGTCCCGCGACTGGCGCCGCCGGAGGAAGCGTTGAGAGTCGTTCCCGACATGGAAAGGCCGGTCCCGAGGGCGATTTCCTCGAGCTCGCCGGCGCCGCCCGGACTATGATCGCCGCGCCCGAGGAGTATCGAGCCCGTGGAGGTGTCCTGCATTTTGTCGTACGTGACCGCATCATCGCCGATCGTCGGATTCGGATAGGTCCCGGTTAAATCGCCGCCCGCGGATCCGGTCGGCGTTCTGGAATTCGTGTTCCTCGAGTCCGCATCCGTAACGTATTTGTTGCCGCTTCCGGGCGTTCCGCTCGTTCCGGCGAGTGCCGATTTTTCGCCGGCGGACGGGACTTGCATTACAGGGACGCCGCTATCGGAAAGGACTTTTCCAGTCGTGTCCGCAAATTTGGCAATGTCGCCCGTCGTCGAGGAACCCGGCCCCGTAACGTCGCCCGAGGCCGCGTCGACATAGGCCGAGCGATTTCCGTCGCCGTCCTCCTGCCATTTGACATTTGCTTTCCCTGCAGGAGGAGCGGGGACATTGTCGTTATATTTGATTTGCAGGGCCATAATTTTAGGCGAGCGTATATTCGAGGAAAACGGCGCCGACTTGATATTTAGCGCCCGGACTTAGATCGAAAAAGTTACTGTCGAATTGGTCGCAACGAACCCAAACATTTGCAGAATTCCCGCCAAAGAATGAGGCCCAATCGGCGGCGCTATATGTATGAGCGTGCTCGGCCTTCGCGACGTCCGCATTTCCGCCGGAGTCGTCGAGTAAAGTAACGAGGTTATCGAATGCCCCGGCCCCAACCGGATTCGGATTCCTTAAGTTAAAGACTCGAGTTCCCGCATTCGCCGGACCGGCCGGAGATCCAGAAATCGCGCCGGCCTTATATTCCGTAATCGCGTGAACCGTGACGCTCGCAATAGGCCCAGAAGGCGCCGCAAAACCGGATAGCAACAAACTGGCATAACCGAAAACAGTCGAACGCGAAGAGTCGAATTGACATTCGGCATATGTGCCGCCGGTCGGATCCACGTCCGCGGCGAGCGTTCCGTTAATGATGCGCGACCGGAGAGGATTAACCGGAGGATTGTCCTCGAATTCCTCGATAATTGTCGGCCAAACGATCTCCGTCCCGCCTCCACCGCCGGGAGAGGTATCGCCGCCCGGCGAGGTATCGATCGGAACGACTGGCGCCGTGACGGTTTGAGGAACTCGGCGAATCGTTTTAACGGTAAATTTCTTCGAATCGAGGTCGCCGGTTATTCCTGTAACGAAAACCTCTTTATTCGTATAGCCGCCGACTTCTAGGCCCTGGGAATGCTTCAGGCCGATAAAATCAGCGAGCTCGAGAACATCGAAGGTCGGAGGCATCGGGCATTCAAACTCCTGCCGATATGAACCGAGGGCGAGAAATTGCGATCGCCGGACGACGACGTCGGCCGCGACCTCCGGTTGTGACACATACCAGAGTTGAAGGGCCTCTTTCTCGACGCGCGCTTGTCGCGTGGCCGGCGAACCGTCATCGGCACCGAGGACGAGTTCCTCGCCGCTATCGAACGTCTTAACCGCGAGCCAGGATTGCTCCGCGTTGTCGTATTTGAAGGAATAGACAAATTGAGTAACGACGGGATTTGGAAGGAATTCATAAAAGGTATCCTTCAGAATTAGCCGGCCTTCACTGAACAGGGCGCGCGAGAAGTTCTCGCCGTCCGCGACGAATGAAACCGAGAGGAGGCCCGTTTTATCCTGAAAGAGAAATACGTTAAACGAACTCAAGAACCGCCCGAGGAAATCGCGCGCCGTTAAGGTTTCCGTAATCGCGCAATCGCATACATAAACGAGATCATCGAAAATGGCTTTGACGAGGTCGATCGAATCGGAATTCCAAATCGTCCCGGCTAAATTTCCACTCGAGTTATCTGTCGGAAGGCCGGCCTTGTTCATCGCAAAGAAAACCATCGCGATAAAGAAGTCCATCGGATTGCGCCGCGCCTCAGTATCCCCGTCGTAAAAAATGCCGTGAACGTCGGCCCGGATCTCGGCGCCGTGTTGATCCTCGATAAAATCGAGGAACGAATGGTGCATGTCGAGATTAAAGGCCGTAATCGGGACGACTGTAACCATATATTCGCTCGAATCGACGAGCTCCCAAACGTCGAGAGGATCCGGATTCGTACTAACGACACTGTCCTTTTTGCGGAAAACCTGAATGACGGAAAAACAGGGATGACACGCCAGGCCGTAACGATCGACCGCCGGCGATCCGACATAGCCGACGTGAGGGAGCGGAATCCGGCCGCGAAGTGTGTCGCCGGACTCCATTTGACCGAAGATGATCGGGAGGAATCCGCCCTCGTCTTTGCCCTGTACGACGTCCGGATAGAGTTCCGCCGTGATCATGGCCGGGATCGGTTCGTCCATCCAAGCCGAAAGATTGTCGGCGAACGAAATCTCGACATAGCCAGGCCCGAACACGCAATCGACAACCTGAACCGTAAGAATGACGGGCGCCGCCGATACCGACGCGCCGACTTTACAAAGTCGGAGATCGATTAATCGGCGCCGCGGCGTTTGATCGAGGAGAAGGTCGCGCCATTTCCGATTCGTGTCTTTAACTCGGATTTTGCCGTCGCCGAAGGACGGGATTCCGGGCGGAACAACGATCGATCGGTCGAATGATCCCCAGGAGAGGCATTCCGCGGAGTAAACATAGTTCGCGCCAATAACGCGAACTCGAGTCGAGGAAAAGCGTTCTGTTCCGGAGTCGAGATAGAAATTCGCGAGGATTAACCAGTCCTTACCGCGCGTCGCGCTTCCGGCGCTACCGCCGCCTCCGCTTCCGGATGATCCGCCGCCCCCTCCTCCGCTTCCCCCGCCCGGCCCTCCAAATCCGCCCTCGGAACCGGATCCCGATTCGTAAGCGCCAATAGTCCAGGGCGCCGAAGTCGGCCGCGCATTCCCGTCCTTGTCTGTCGTGAATATCGAGAAAAGATTTGTGCCGGCGCCGAAGAGCGAGGAACCCGCCTGCAAATGGAAATCTGAACCGGGCGTAATGAAGGGCGGATCCGTGTCGGAGTTGTTTAGCTGGATCGTTCCACTTGCGCCGCCGGCGACATTAACGCCGTCATGGCTGTTTTCCCAAAAGATATTATTAACGATGCTAGTATTCGTGACAGTGCCGAAGGTCCCCACCGAAACCGCATAGGCGCCGTTGACGTTGCCGACAATCGTATTGTTATAAACCTGTACATTGTCGCAAGTGCCATAGCCGACCGTAATCGCCGCTTCAGAGAACGAGCTCGCCGAAACCGAGTTATATATGACGTTATTATAAATTTCGTGATTGTTTCCGCTCCCGACGACAATCCCTTGATTGTTGTCATGCACGAAGCAATTTCGAACGATAACTCCATTTAGGAAACCGGAATCGCTCGAATAAATCTGAATGCCCCAACTATTAGCGCCAGGCCCGAGCGCGTTATAGCTTTCGCATCCGTCGATTAGAATTCCGGCCGTCGTGTGGAAATGGGCGGAAATGTAAAAGTTATGGTTTGCCGGTTCATTGACCGACGTCCAGCCGCCTTGTCCGGCATCATGGACTTTTAGATTTACAAATTCGATTGTATCGAGGGGGCCGTTGCCGTCATGCGTCAGAATGTTTAATTTCGAAGCGTTGAAAATCTCGCAATTCTGGACCCGGATATTCGTCCCGCCGTTAATGTAAAAATTGGTAAATGTCTCTTGATTGCCATCGCTGCTCGGCGTCCCGTTATCAATTCCGTTAATGTCGATTTGATCCCAAACGACATTCGACTTATTCGAAATCCAAACATTGCCTCGCATGATCGGATTCGGATCGCTGTCGAGGCCCCATTTCGTTATAGTCGTCGCGCCTGCAGTAAACGGAGTAGCGCCGGAGGGGATCGAGTTCGTATTGAGGCGCTCGGCATACGTTCCAGGCTTGACGTGGAGCGTGTCGCCGCCGGCCAGGATGCTCACGCCACCGTTGAGCGTTTGCTTCGGGCTGCCGATGGACCCGTCGTTACTGTCGCTTCCGGTCGCGATGTCGACGTAATAATGAGCCATTAAATTGTTTGCTTAAACCGTTACTTCGGTCCCGGTGGGTTCTTCGGTGATGTGCAGAATATGACGGACGCGCCGGACGATAACACCGGCCACTTTTACGGCGATTTCCTCGCCTTCAACGAAATCGGGATCCTTTCGGACGAAGTGCCAGGTTTGCGGACTGGCGTCGACGTCGAAGGTAAAGAGAAACGGATCCGCGTTCCCGCCGACCGCGGCATCGAGCGCGCGGAAAATGTCGAGTTGATCCGGAAGTAAATCAAATGGGAGAGTCCAGTCGCCGAGCTCCGAATGAACATATATATAATTCCGGCCGCGTTCCGTCGTGAGGAGAATTTCGTCGCGTTTAGGATTGGAAACGGCGCGGCCCCAGGCCCCGACCGGAAGTTCGACGACCTCGCCGGACCCGATCGGTTGACCGTCGTTATCGAACTCCGGCTCGCCGTCGCTTCCGATTGTGACGAGTTGATAACCGCAAGTGTTTGACAAGGTTTAAACCCTCGAGGAGACCGATCCGTTCCAGGCCGCTTTGAGCATGGCGATTAGTTTTTGTAGGGCGTTATCGCCGCCAGTGTTCCAGAAATCGAGCAATTCGGGCGAAATCTCGTCGCGGACCGTTCGCCGGTCGACCTCTTCGGTAAATGATTGGTTAATCTCGGCCTGGTTGAGAGGTGCGCTGATATAGAGATTAAAAACGGGTGCCGGTCCGGATCCCGCGAGCGCCGGCGCTGCAAGTCCAGGGCGCGCGGCCAGAAGGTTAAAGGTTTTGTTGACTCCGTCGAGAATTTCGCCGAGGTCCTGAGCGATTTCGACGGCGAGGTCCTTAACTTCGAACATCGTGTCGCGAATGTGCGCCGTCGTGTCGGTGAGGATAAAGTAGAGGTGAATCATCGAAGCGCGCGTGTTGTACTCGACGGCGTTTAAAGTGCCTTCCATACGCGCGTTCTGGAAATTTCCAATTACGTCCGAAACGAACGATCCAATATTCGCGACATTGCTCAATGTTCCGAGCGTTCCGACCGTGCTCCCAATACTGCCGCCACCTCCCCCGGTCGTCGGGGGCGCCGTCGGAACTGAGGATCCACGAGGCCCGATCGGCGCGGCGTTCAGAATTGCGCCATTATTCCCGCCCAATATATTCCCGAGTCTCCCGCCGATGCGGTCGCCGAGGCCTTGCAGGAATGCTTTAAAGCCGCTCCCCTCGAGTAATCCCTGAAAGAAATCATCGAAGGCGCGCTTAATCGGCCCTCCGAGCTCGCCGACGACGTCCTCGAAGATCGACCGCCCAATTGATAGCGCGCCGCCCTTCAGGGCATTCTTGAGGCTTGTAAAGACATTTTGACCGCTTAGGAACATGTCATCGAAGATTTTCCCGGCCGACCGCTTAACGTCCTCGACGGCCTTTTTATTCTCTTCGGCGTTCCGCTTCGTGGATTCCTTTTGTATTTTGTCGTGCTCTTTCGTGTAGACGTCGTAAACCTGCAAGGCGTCTTTACCTTGCTGGATCAAAATATCGATCTCCTCTTGTTTGGCGTCTCGATCTCTTGCCAGTCTCAATTGGACCTGTATGTCGTGATAAGCCGTGAGTGCGGCGTCGGCCTGTTCTTGAGTCACGAGGAGGGCGAGCGCGACGTCGCGCGCATAGTCGCGGTAATTCGTATCGGCGGCGAGTTTCTCGTCGATGGAATCGATTTTTGCCTTTAGGTCATCGCCGTAGATTGTTTTATACGCCTCGTTCTCGAGGGCGAGCGTTTTCTTTAAGGTTTCCTCGTAATTATCATTTATAAGTTTTAGTTTTGCCGAGGAGTCCGCGCCGGCCTGTAGCCAGGTCTGAAGATTAACCGCGTTCTGTTCCCAAGTTTTCCCAAGCAAAACGGCGAAGTCGAATTGTTTCGCGTCCGCTTCGTTGAGTTGCTTCGTTTTGATGTACATGTCATCGACATAACGAAGAACCGGATTAATCGCTTTTCCTTCGGCCTCGAGCGCCTGTACATACTCGTGAGTCTGTTTTCCGAGTTTCGCGACAATTTCTTGGATCGGCGCATGACGATTTAAAAGGATTTCCAGAACGCCCGTTAAGGCTGGACCGCGTTTGATTTCCCCGTCGAAGGCGTCCAGCATTCCATTGATTGCGTTTTGGAGTTCCTCGTATTTCTTTTTTGCCGCTTCGGCCGCAAGCGCCTGATCCTGCAATTCCTTCGCATGTTTCTTTACTGCAGCTGCGGCGTCATTTTGCGCTTTGACATGCGCCGCGAGCGCGGGATCAAGGTTCTTAATATTACGAGCCGCTGCGGTTAACGCGACGCTCCAGTCGCCCAGATTATTAGTGGTATTTTTAATGTCAGGACCACCTGCGGCGACAATTTGATCGTGTAGTTTCTGAAGGCGGCCCGATAATTCGTCGGTGTGCTGAGCGGATTCGTTCCAGGCGTCCATAGCAGACTTTGAGGCTACTAAGATACCGACGACCGCCGTAAACGCGACGACGATCGCGCCGCCGGCAACGGCCGCCGCAAGTGCGCTGGCAGTAACGAGCCCCATAGCTGTAGCGAGACTGCCCAATCCTCCGGTCAGTAAGAGCGTGGCATCCTTTATCATAGGCAATACCTTTAGGACGCCAGATAGACCGAGTAGTAGTCCACCAACGCCGCCGATCGCGGTCGCCGTTCCGAAAATTGCCTTCGTCAAGTTATCGTGCTCTTTCGCAAATGCCGCAATGTCCTTTGCGCCGGCGCGCGCAATATCCACTGCCTCTTTAAGGACCGGCATCAGCGCCGTGCCGATAGCGATTCCGACGCCCATCGCTGAGGCCTTTAAATCCTTCATGCCCTCTTCGAATTCTTTAGCCGCCTTTGCCGCTTCGCCGGACATTACAACGCCGGCGCGCTCGGCCGCGTCCCCGGCCTCCTTAAGACCCTCACTTCCGAGCATGAGCGTTGGTAAAAGTTCGGTCCAATTCTTTCCGAGAATGGCCGCGAAGTCGGCCGCGTGTGCGGTCGGATCGGCCATTTCCTTCGTCCGATCCGCAATTAACGCGAACGCCTTCGCGGTATCGCCGCCAGTCGCGGCGAGATCTTTTTCGGAAATGCCCAGGGCCGCGAATGCCATTATTTGTTTCTTCGAACCCTGCTCGGCGAGTTCCATATTTTTGAGTAGGAACTTCGTCGCGTTGCCGAGACCTTCCATCGAAGAGCCGTTTAGCGTCGCCGCATATCCAAGTTTGGCCGCATCCTCGACGGCGAGGCCCGATCTAACATGCAAATGCTCGAGCTCGGCGCCATATTCGGCCGTCTTTAGCGTTGCTTCCGCCATGCCGAGCGCGACAACATCGCCGACAACGGAAAACGCTTCGCCCCATTCTTTAGCGGCCTGCGTTACCGGCTTGATGCTCTTTTCTAATTCCTTTGCCTCTTTTGCCGCGCTCCGCATGCCGTTGATAAAATTGTCGACATGGAGATCGAGCTCGACTGACAAATATTTTAGAACAGACATTTATCCATTGCCCTGTTTGAATGCGGCGACAATTCGGTCGCCGAGGTCATCGGCCAATAATCCATAAGCGCGGTCGGCTTGCGAATCGAAGGCCGGCCCGAGGAACGGCGTCTTTCGTTGGTGCTTCGAACCCTCTTCCGCAAATATCCCCATGAATCCGTATTTCGAAGGCCCGATGCGCGCGACCGCGCCGGTATAGGTTTGATCATTAACGGAAATGCTCATCGCCTCCGCGATCCGCGAGCCGGGCGTTTCCGGATCGTCCGGCGCGAGATTCGCGGCCTCGTCCCGAATCGGTCCAGCCGCGACGCGAAGAGACTTCGCGATAATCTTTCGCTGTATCGTGTACGGAAGCGCCTCCATGTCCTTCAGGAGGTCATTTAGGC